GGCTTAATGTTTCAGGAAACACAAATTTAAGCACTAATGTTTTAGTAGGAGGTTTGATTAATCAAAACAACTCAGCACAATCTAATATTTTCCTAGGACCTGTAGGAATAGGAGGAACTAATTTTACATCTAATTTATATGTTGCTGGCAATTGTAATGCAGCCATTTTAGGAAATGTAGGAATAGGAACAACAGATACAACTACCTATAGGCTTAATGTTTCAGGAAACACAAATTTAAGCACTAATGTTTTAGTAGGAGGTTTGATTAATCAAAACAACTCAGCACAATCTAATATTTTCCTAGGACCTGTAGGAATAGGAGGAACTAATTTTACTTCTAATTTATATGTTGCAGGCAATTGTAATGCAGCCATTTTAGGAAATGTAGGAATAGGAACAACAGATACAACTACCTATAGGCTTAATGTTTCAGGCAATACAAATGCAACAACAATTTTTGAATCAGGTACTAGTTTAATAAATAAATATTTACCATTATCTGCAGGACTTACAAAACCTATTACAGGAGATTTGTATTTCAATTCTTGTAATCTTAATATTCAATTAACATCTGTAAATGGTAATAATATTGCAATTCCAGGTGCAGCAACATATTTTTCAACTTCTGCTCTTGCCAATGATATGGTTATTAGAAGCTATTCTAATTTAATGTTTTTATCAGGGCCAGGTACTGCTGCGATATATATAAATATGGGTAATAACGTTGGAATAGGAACATCCGATACAGCAACATATAAACTTAACGTAAATGGGTCTGTAAATCTTACATCATTATATAGCAATGGTACATTGATTAATTTTAGTTCATATCTAACTTCTGCTAATCTTTCATCAACTTTTTTGGCATTAACTGGAGGGACTATGAGTGGACCATTGACAATAACAACTTCTGATGGGAATTATCAATTGGTTATATCATCTCCTTCAACAACTGCAGGCAATTCTATTCAATTGAAAAATAATTTAAACAATAGTGCTTATATTGGTTACGGCGGGTCTACTCTTAGTGGTAATTATCAAAGCAGTTTGTTTTTGGAAGCATCATATGGCGGAGCATCTATAGTTTTTAATACAGGTAATAATATGTCATCATCGACGCCTCGGATGATTATAAATTCCTCTGGAAATGTTGGTATAGGTGTAATACCAACATATAGATTAGATGTAAGCGGAGATGCTAGAGTTTACAATGGTGCATCAGCTACAAATTTTTATATTGGTAATGGTAGTCAACAATCATCATTGAATTTATGGGATATAGCTAACGCAGCTTGGCAAGTAACAACAGGAAATTATAATTTAACATTTAATAATGGCACAATTAGCCCTTTAAGTTTAACTTCAAGAGTAACTTTTACATCAAACGGAAATGTTGGAATGGGAACAACATTGCCAAATGCATCTTTAGAATTATATTCAACTACTCAAAATTTACCTAGAATTATATTATCTGGAAAAGAATTTTATACTGGTCAAACTACATCAAGTTCGGGTATAGCATTATTATGTGGTGTAAATAGAACTGTTAATAGACAATTATGGATAGGAGATAGTGCAAATTTAACTTCTAATACTACAAATCCTGTATTGCGTTTAATCCCAAGTGGTACTATCGATTGTATTGCAACAGATGGTTTAACAGTTTTACCTATAATGTTTGGCTCTACTTCAACTTTAACTACTATAAATGGTTCAAATATTTATAATAACGGTAATGTTAGTATAGGAACTAATGCCAGTTTTTCGTCAGGTACAAAATTGACTGTTACAAGTTCAAGTACATCACAACCTTTAGTAAGATTTGCTCAATCAGGTACTTGGGATAATTCAAATTTTTCTTTACAAGTAAGCGGTTATAGTGATTTTGGAGGAATAAGAATCAATGGTGCTGATACTATAAACACATTTATTCAAAATACCTTAAACACTGATATGACAATTTCATTACATCCCAGCAATACTACTGGTGGAAACCTTACAATCGCTGCTTATGGTTCTTCATCTGCTACAGCTGGTAATATATATCTATCAACTGCCAGTACCAGAAGAATGACTATTAATAATTCAGGAAATATTGGAATTGGCACAAATACTATTACACAAAGATTTCATGTTCAAAGTGCTACACCTGCTATGATAAGGGTAGAAACTAATAATAATGCACCATTAGAGTCTTCTGGTATTGAATTTGGAATTCCAGCATTTAATTCAGCAAATAGTGCTAAAATATTATCAACTACTTATTCTGGAAATCTAGCAGATTTACAATTTTATACAACTGCAGGAACTGGAACAAACTCAAGAATGACTATTCATAGTGGTGGTTATATTGGTATTGGTATAACTAATCCTTCTTCTAATTTGACGGTTGCAGGTAATGCTTTAATTACTGGTACTATTTCTGCTGATGCATCTCAATTAAATAATTTTAAATTAGAAAATCAAACTACTTCTCTGATTTTTCCACCTACTGCTGCTTTTACTACTACTAATTCTGTTACTTTAACTACCAATGCTCTGCAAAATGGAACTTATACATCGTCTTCTTCTTCTAATGCAAATTCATATTTAGTTTTTGATAATAATTTAACTAATGAATTTACCATTGCTTCTGCTTATAATGCATCTACTAGCTATAATTACAGTAATTTAGGAACTTACATAACTAGAACAAGTAATGTTTCAGGCCTTGTTTATCCTGGGGAATGGATTCAATTACAATATGATAAAGGGTTTTGTGCTACTGCTTTTTCAATTACAGGAATTGCTGCAAGTAATTTAAAATGTCCCAATAATTTTATTCTTGCTTCTTCTATTGATAATTCAAATTGGAATTTATTATCATCGCAAGTTGGTATAACAGATTATACTACTACCCCCACAAAAACCTTTTCTTTATATAATTTTACATCTTACAATTACTATCGTTTGATAGTAACAAAAACAATAGGAGATATAAATTTAAGTATAGCAGAGTTGTCTTTTACAGGTAGTTTAAATACAACATTTGCAAATAATGATAAATTCAATATATTGCTTTATAACACAAATGAAAAACAATTTCCACCAAGAGCTCCTGACACAATATCGCCAACAGATGATACAACAACATCTTCAAATGAAATATTCAATATTTTACCAACAACTTATTATAAACAAACATTAACTTTGAATAATCATGGTGTATACACAATATTTGTGTCTTCTACTATTAGTGGTGGAGTACCTAAAAGTTTATTATTTGACTACGATTTAGCTAATACAGCAGGTGGTGCACATTGGGCGTCTAACAGTGGCTATACTCCAAATGGAGGGGCATTTACTGCAACAACATCTAGAATTGGTACACAAACATTTTATGGAGATTGGATAATAGTCAAATTCCCATATCCAATTGTTTTAACTAGATTTAGATTTTATAATAGATCTGCAATAACTTCAAGAGCACCTGGATTATGGAAATGTTATGGTTCAAATGATGGTATTACATGGGTTGAAATTACTGATGCAGGTAATATAACAACTAAATTAGCAGCTGCTAATTATTCATCTGGTTATTTTGAAAGACAATTACCAACAGTATTTGATATACCATATTTATATATAGGATGGGTCATAAGCAGTTTAGTAGGTGGAGACGCTAATGCTTATATTCTTAATTTTGCAGAATTGCAAATATATGGCAAAGAAGATATAGCAAATTCTTATTCGAATGTTTGGAATAAATATGGGTCAACCGTATACACTAATATTTATAGCAATGTTGGTATAGGAACATCTTTGCCTAAATCAGCTATTGAATTGTATTCAACTACACAAACATTGCCTAGAATTATATTATCAGGCACAGAGTTTTATGGTACTGTAAATAATTCAGATGGTATAGCATTTTTACTCGGGACAAATAGTCCAACTAACAGACAATTGTGGTTAACAGAAAGCACAAATTTAACTAAAAATGCAACAAATCCAGTATTGCGTTTAATGCCAAGTGGTACTATCGATTGTATAGCAACAAACGGAACTTCTGCATTACCATTAAATATTGGTAATAGCTCAGCATTAACAACTATAAATGGTTCAAATATTTATAACAGTGGTAATGTCGGAATAGGAACAGTCCCATCTTCATATATGTTAGATGTTTATACCGACAATTCAACTTTTAATAATTTCGTTAGAGTTAGAGCAAATACAGCACGAGAAGCAGGAATATTACTTGAAAAAACAGGAACACAATGGTATATACAACATAAAGGAACTGGATATTCAACAACATCAAATAATTTATCATTTTCTACTTCTACTACACCAGTATTAGAGCTAACTCAAGCAGGCAGAGCGGGAATCGGCATAAGTAATCCATATACAATATGTCATATCAAAGGAACAAACCCAGAATTAACAGTTATGGCACAAGGTGGTAGTGGAGCAAAATCAATATTAAATTTAACTACATATGATAATACAACTAATTCTGCAAATTGTTCATTAATAGCAACTGACAACGGTAGTTTCGGAGCATCATTCCAAATTAATCAAAAAACATCAGGAGCTAATACAAATACTCAATTTACATCATTTTTCATATCACCTGCAGGAAATGTAGGAATAGGCACAACCGATAATGTTGCTAATGTCAAATTAGATTGTAGAGGCGCATTATATACTACAAATTTAACTGTATTTGATTCAAATACTATTTCTGGTAATAATGTACAAGTTTTAAATAATTATCAATTATTGATATCAGCTCCAACAGCTACAACACCTGCTAAAATTCAAACAATTCAACAAAGTGTTGGTTTTAGTCAAAATTTAATATTACAAGAAGGTGCAGGTGGAAATGTAGGAATCGGTACAGCATCGGGTATAAGTGCTAAATTAACAGTTAATGGAAATGCATGGATCGCAGATAGTATTAATATAACAGGTGCAACAAATTCAGCACAAAGTTTACTTTTTAGATCAACTGATTATAATTTAGGCATAGCAGGTACTGCAGGTAATTATTCATCAAGTGCAGCAGCAGGTGATATGATATTAAGAACATTGGTAAATACGAATTTAATGTTTTTATCAGGCTCTGGTGCATCTGCTATATACATTAACAGTAATAATAAAATTGGCATAGGAATAACAACATCATTGAATTCAACATTAAACGTGATGAGTGATTTAACTATGTCAGCATCGAATATTGCAAACGGTTTATCAGTAGCTGAAACCAGAATTATTAACAATGGAGCAACTTTAACAAATGTTTTTGGTGGCGATACAATGCTTAGTTCATATTGGGGAGTTTCAATCAATTTAAATTATGGTGGTTCCGCTAATGGTTGGGGAGGTGTTAGTGCAGCACATTCAAAAATATATGGTACGGCAGCATTTACAATCAATATGCGTAGTAGTACTACTGCAACTAGTATTGATACTATATTATTTACAGTCAGACCTAGTGGTAATACAATAGTAGGTGGAAGTGATCCAGGTAATTATAAATTATATGTTAATGGCACTGGATATTTAAACAGTACTGCTTGGACTTATAGTAGTGACAGTAGAATTAAAACCAATATAAATGATATAAACGATGATACTGCATTACAAAAAATTTTAGCAATTCAACCTAAAACATATGAATATATAGATAAAGAATCGAGAGGTAGTGATACTGTTTATGGATTTATAGCACAACAGATTCAAGAAGTTATACCAGAAGCAGTAAATATACAATCTGAAGTTATACCAAATATTTATAAATCATTTCCTTGCAGTAGTAATATAATAACTTTAGAAGACAATTTATATAATTTGAATGTAAATGATATAATAAATATTAGAACTGAATCTAATAATTTAAAAGAAACAAAAATAATAGATATACTACCAGACACAAACCAAATAATCATAGATAAAGAATTAGAAACAGATAATTGTTTTATTTATGGCACAAAAGTTGATGATTTCCACGCAATCAAAAAAGAATATATATACACATTGAATGTATGTGCAACACAAGAATTGTATAAATTAATTCAAGCACAACAACAACAAATAAATGATTTATTAAATAGAATTAGTATTTTAGAATCAAAATAATTTTTAATCAAGTTCATCTTCGTTATTTACATTAACATTTACATTCGGACCTCCTTCAGTTCCTCCACTTGTTGAGGTTTGAAAAGGTGGCATTGGTGGAACAGCACCATACAGTTTAGTAATTAGAGGTTTAATTTTATCTTCACATTCCTTCTGTTTATTTTTATATTCTTCTGTTGTTAGTTTAGGGTTTTCTTCAAGCCATTTTAGAGCCTCTTCAACAACTGGATCAATTTCAGCTTTAATTTCATCAAAATTTTCAGGTGCACCTTCTGCCTTAGTCGATAAACTATTTTTAGTATTATAAAGATAATTCTCAAGTTCGTTCTTTGATTCAATTAATTGCCTGTTTTTTTCATCTTCTTCTTTGTATTTTTCAGCAGCTTTTACCATTTCTTCAATTTGCTCTTTAGATAATCTGCCCTTATCATTAGTAATTTTAATATTATTAGTTTTACCAGTGCTTTCTTCTTTGGCAGTTACTTCAAGAATGCCGTTGACATCAATAGAAAGATCAATTACAATTTTCGGCTGTCCTCTTGGCATTGGTGGAATTCCACTTAGATTAAACGAACCAAGAAGATTGTTATCTTTCACAAAACCTCTTTCACCTTCATAAATCTTAATATCAACTCCCGGTTGATTGTCAGAATATGTTGAAAAAGTTTGTGATTTCTTAGTTGGTATTGTTGTATTTCTTTCAATAATTTTAGTCATAACACCTCCACTAGTTTCAATACCTAAAGAAAGTGGAGCAACATCAAGAAGAAGCAAATCATTTGTTTTAGAACTTCCTTGACCTGTTAGAATAGCACATTGAATTGCTGCACCAATTGCTACAGCTTCATCAGGATTAAGAGACTTATTTAGTTGTTTACCATTAAAATAATTGCTCAATAGTTCTTGAATTTTCGGAATACGAGTAGTGCCACCAACAAGAACAATTTCATCAACATCTGATTTAGATATTTTAGCATCTTGAAGAACTCTAGAAATTGGTTCAATCGATTTGTTAAAAAAAGATTCAGCTAATTGTTCAAATTTGGCACGACTAATTGTAGTCATATAATCAACACCATCAAACAAGGAATCGATTTCAATAGGTACAGAAGTAGTAGTTGACAAATTCTTCTTAGCTTTTTCAGCAGCAATATTAAGTCTTTTTAGAGCTTTTGGAAATTGTTTAATATCTTTATTAAATTTCTTTTTAATATCAGCACAAAGATAATCAACAATAAGATTGTCAATATCAGAACCGCCTAAATGAGTATCACCAGCTGTTGCTTTGACTTCAAAAATACCACCATCAATGCTTAAAATTGAAAGATCGTGAGTACCACCGCCTTCATCAAAAATAAGAATAGTCTTTTCTTTCTGATTGTCGGCAATTTTATCAAGACCATAAGCAATAGCAGCGGCAGTAGGTTCGTTAATAATTCGTAAACATTCCATTCCACTAATAGTACAGGCGTCTTTAGTTGCTTGACGTTGACTATCATTAAAATAAGCAGGAACTGTTACAACTGCTTTTTTGACAGGATGACCAAGATAAGCTTCTGCAGTTTCTTTTAGACGAGCAAGAACCATTGCAGAAATTTCTTCAGGATATAATTTTTTATTTTCACCTTTATATTCAAAATTCAAAACAGGTTTATTGTTAGCATCTGATTCAACATCGAATGCCCATAATTTCTTATCGGCTTGAACATAACTATCATCGTATTTACGACCAATAAGACGCTTAATATCGTGAAATGTTGTTTTGGGATACATTGTTGATACATTTTTAGAAGCATCACCAACTAATTTTTCATCGTCTGTAAAAGTAACATAAGAAGGAATTATACGAGATCCAGTTTGATGATCTGGTAGAACTTCTACACGATCGCCAATCCAAACAGCTACACAACTCGTAGTTGTGCCGAGGTCAATTCCGATGCCTACATTATCTTCTTTTGACATAGTGAAAATGCTAATATTTTATAATAATATTAATAATATAAGTCTTTAAATCAATTTATATTATAAAACAAAATAGAAGATTTTAATTTAAGGTCATCGATTTGATTATTCAAATCAACAATTGTTTTATCATTATTATCAATAAAATTAATAATTTCTTCTTGGACTTCAATTGAAGGAATAAAAATTTTTAAATTCTTCAAAGTTTTTAGATTGATATTTTTATATTTGTAAAATAAATAATAAGCCAGATATTTATATAAAATAATATTTGTTTTAGGTTTTACTGAAACAGCATAATTATTAAGAAATAATTTTTCTTCAGTTAAAAATACTTTGTATTTAGTTACAATAATATTAAAACCTTCTCTATTATATTTATTTGTAGTTTTATTTTCATCTTTACATCCATAGATTTTAAATTTATCATTACTACTATTAGCACCATTATCAAAATCGCCAGAATCGATAATAGCAATTTCTGATAGTGACTTAATAATATAACAATCTGGAGCTAACAATGTTTCTTTAAGATAATCAGTATAATTGAAAGAACAATTGTTAATAATGATATCGTTAATATTAGCTTCTGTCAAAAATTCCTTAGAATTATCAAAAAAATTATAATCATAAAACCTAATATTTTCTGTTTGATATTTATTATTTTTCTCAGTTGTTTTAATGAAATAAATGAAAAACATTTTGACATTCTTATTAAACATTCCAATCGGTAAATAAGTTACTTCTTTTAAATCACAAGTTTTTAATATATATTTACGCAAAGAAATATAATCATTATCAGTTTTATTATAAAAAACATTATTATAAGGTAAAACAATACAACATTCACCACCAATCATTAAACTGTCAATAATATCAAAAATAATATTACAATCCATTGAAATGCCTTTAATTATTTTTTCATCAGATAAATCAATATCATTATTGATATCAGTAATATTTAACATTTATATATATATATAGAGCATCAAAATCTTAAATGTTTGAGATATTTTCATATTGGATATTCATATGGTTTGTATTATTCTATTTTAAATTAACTAAGTACAACCCACTCCTATTATTAATAATAGGATATGTAATAACATTTGGTGAGTTGTTGTATTTAATATTTATGGGTGCAAATAGATATAATATTATTAAATTCATAATTATAAATACTATTATCAAATTAATACCAATATTATTGATTTATAATACTAAAACGACATATAAAGATTTGATTGTTGGGCTTTATATGCTTTTGGCATATTTAATAACGATGGTGATAATAAAAACAGATCCATTTAAATTTTATACAACAATTATAAACACTTATTTATATGATGACAATAAATATAAATCGTTTATAAGTATTATTTATGATTATATATATCTATTAATAATAGATAATAATGGATATAAGCGTATTTAAAAAAATGTCTGATAATGATTTTTTTACTAATAAACTAACACATATATATTTTAACGATTTTGTAACTAATGAAAGCGTATCTAAATTAATTGATGATATAAATGAAGCAAATAAAACAACAAAAACAGAAGCTGGTGCTATAATACAACCAAAACCTATATTAATTCATATTTCATCAAAAGGCGGAAGTTTAACAGCAGGTATGCGATTATTTAGTATATTTGCATTGAGTAAAAATCCGATAGCAACGATAGTTGATAATTATAGTGCTTCTGCTGCAACATTCCTTTCTATAAATAGTCCATATAGATTAATCAATAATTATGGTTATTGCATGGTACACGGGTATTCAGTAGTTGGAAAATTTAATAAAAAACAACAACAACTTCACAATATGCTTGAAATATATGATTCATATTTTGAAACAGTTGTTAATATTTACAAAGAACGCACAAAATTTGAACACGAAGAATTAATAGAATTATTACAACACGATTTATTATTAGATGCTAAATTTTGTTTAAAAAAAGGTATAGTAGACAGAATAATTAAATTGCACAAAACAACAAAAACAATAGAAATAAAAGATAATTTATCTGAAATCTTAGCAAGTCCTAACAATAATATAAGAATCTCTTGTAATAATTTGATATCTGATATAGACAAAATATTATTTGAAGATAATTTATCACCTGTTATAATACATCCTAGACACAGTTATTGTACAGAAAAAAAAACAGAAGATTTTGATGATACGAATGAACGAAAAACAAATCAAACAATATTTGAGACATTAAATATAATTCCGAGAATTCTAAATATAAAACAGCCTACTTATGCTATAATAGATGGTCCTATAAGTATTGATGATTTATTACCTATGTTATATTGTGATCGAATATTTATGTTTGATTATGCATCGATCATATGTAATATTTTATATTTTCATAATAAATCTAGTTTATTAATAGATGATAACATTAAAAACACACAATTAGTATTTGATATAATCAATCAAATACTAAAAGAAAAAACAAAAATGAGTGAGACAATGATTAAAAATATAAAAAGTAAATTTAGAATGATAACTTCAGAAGAAGCTATAACTTTAGGTTTATGTCATACTATTGTTCATCGTGACAATCACAAGTAGCACTTAAATCACTCATATCACTTAAATCACTCATTACACTTATATTATCTTCAGTTGTTTTATTTTTGTCTTCAGTAATATATTTAATAATATTGGCGTGAACATTAATAAGATCAATGTGATATTTATTATAAATATCATCTGTAAACGATAATAACATCATTTTATTATAATAGTTATCGGAAGTTTTTTTAGCATTTACAACAGAGTCTTTAAAATAGGTTGGAAATATTGCAAATAAAAGCAGATAATAATTGAATACAATATTTTGGCCAAACGATAGAATTATATAGAATATAGATCTATACATAAATCTTTTGTTAAATTATATAAAAAGAAATAAAAATAACTTTATATAATTTAATAAAAAATGACAATTTAAATTTTGAATTATTTTATATATAAATGGAATTTCAAGATTTGCAACTTTTCATTAAAAAAAATTCAAAAATAGTTTCTTTAAAAATAGATTATAATGACGACGGAGATGTTTATAATTATAAAATTAATTTTCAGGGAAATATTTATGAGTTTAAATTAATGACTGATGGTGAAAAAATAGCTATGAAATATAATGATACAATTATAGACGATGATAATGATATACAATTAGAATTATTCGAAATGTTAAATTATAAGAATATTGAATATATAGATTGCTATATAATCAAAAAAAGAAATGAAACAAAATTTGAAATATTAGATATGTATGATGATTATTATGATAATATAGAAAACAAATTAATATGCAATCGTTCATTTAAAAAAAATAATAAACAATTAAAAATAAAAATAATTTGTCAAAATGACGAATATACAATGTATTATAATATGGAAGAAATATATGGATTTGAAGAAATTATAGCTAAACTTAATTTAATCCTATAATAACAATAAATTCAAATCAGATTTTTGTATTTCTGTTTTATGAGTATTAAGAATAGTAGTGATGTATTTATATGCTTCGTCGATTTGTTCAAATGAAATACCACCTGTAATAAGAACACTACCACTTTCAAATATAGCAATTGTAATTTTTTTGCAATTATTTTCACCTTTTCCAGAACCTTTGCCGAAACAATGTTTGCTACAGTTGCAAATACCATCTAATTTTTCTTTGTTGGAATTCCAGAAATATTCCAATTTTACACCGTGATAACGACCTGGTTCAAAACTACATTTATTATTATAAACATCATTAATAAGAATTTTATGTAAAATTTTTCTTCTAATAAGGAATTTGTTTTGCATAGAATCATCTGTAAAAGATTTGAAATCTGTATTAATCATCCGTATAATAAAATTATTAAATTTAATAGTTTCGATATCAGAAGTTGTTAAATTTGTATTTTTTTCATAAATTGTTTTAATTTGACTAATAATAAGATTGATAATATTTTCAACAATCATTTTATCTTTAATACCAGTAATTTGAATATTACCATTTTTAAAGATTTTAAGATTTGGTAAATAGACATCACTAATTTTGAAAATAGTTGTAACTTGATTATCAAACAGGTTTTTTTTAACACCTTCTTTTTTAGGTGTCCTTTTTTTCTTAGGATAGACACCCCTTGAATTTGGTTTATCTGTTATTTTTGGATAATAAATCCATATAAATTGTTCATTTAATTCGAAATTTTCATATAAAATATCAAGATTTAAATTTATTCCTAAATCGGCATTACAAGTAATTGTGCTAACTTTATATTCAGTAAAATAAATATCAGATGAAGGTTCCATCGAATTGATAATGAGATATTCATTTAAGAATAATTAATCATTTTTTTATATACATTTTTTATTTTTTTTATTTTCTGATAATTTAGCTAAATATGAAGTATTTAATATTTCTGAACTTGTATTAATAGAAATCATCGGTGGAATATTTAAGATATATGTTTTATCGGTTTTTAGATGTGCTTCTCTGAATTCTTCGATACTTAAATTTCCTCCAAACATTTTTAATAGATATCTAGAAGGAGCTGGGCGAATTATATTCGAAAATCCATATCTCTTTGCAAGCATCTGTATCCAACTATTAATTTCCCATACTTTATCACTACTACCGTGAGTTGCAAAATTATACGCATTAGCACATTGTAAAGAACAAAATGACCCAAAAACAAAATAATTGTCATTTAAAGCATCATAATTATAAGGCATACTATAAACAGTAGACCCTTCGATTGAATGACAACACCAGAAACAGCTCGAATTTTTAACATTTTGATTAATAGTATTAGTTGCCTGGTATTCATTATCATAAGATATATTTTCTGCATCATTTGAAAAATATGATTGAGATTCATAAGGAGTAGGAATTAAAATCTTAGCATCCTGACTTTCATTATTATTAATAATATTATTAATCTTTGCCTGTGGAATAGATAATTGAATAATAACATCATTATTATCGTCATTTTCATTATTTTTAATCATTGAATCAATTATATTTTTTTTAGGTGCTTTTTTAGCAACTGTATTATCTTGAGCTGTTTTTTTACGAGGCATATTAATTATAATTAAAAATTATTCTTATATAAAAGAATTTTTAAGAAAATCTAGAAAACTAACGATATCATTTTTAATTTTTACATCAAAAGTTTCAAAAGGTTTATTAGTAGTATTGGTAGCATTAGCTAAATTACAGCTAGAAGACATAGATTTTATTTCTAATTGTAAATCTTTTATAACATTAATCAAATAGTAAATAAATAATATAACAACGACAATTAAAATGAAAACTATAATATCCATTTATTATTTTTAAATATTTTTAATTTGCAAATTTTAAGCCAATTGATCCGTTTGTAATTTCTAGAATGTTATATTCTACTACATAAACATTGCAATAAATTTTTTTATTAGATCCTGTATACGATTTTTTAGCATATATAGTATCAATATAATTATTTTCATATAAATTAAAAGTCATACTCAAAATTGTTTTAACGAATGCACCATTATAAAAACCAGAAGGAAACCATTTCTCTGGATATAATGAAAATGAATATAAATAGATACCTTGCATAGGTATTGCTGTATGATGCTGATAAGGTTGTATTTTATTATAAAAATATGCTTCTTTCTCTTCTACTCGGAAAAATGGATTGCCGCTACCACCATCCCAAATTAATTTAGCATTTTTCATAATGCTTTTTTCATTATTTTTTGGTATACTATATGTATAATTAAAATAGTCATTGAAATTATCCATTGCATCACCTCGTTTTAATGTCCAAATTATTTCTTTAATTCCTAATTGTGATTGTATCGGTATAGTGTTAACAGTATTTGCGACAGATGCAGAAAATTGATCTGATTTTATTGAAAGTTTTTCAATCAAATAACTTTGACTGCAAGTTTTTAATAAGACACCTCTTTCTGCTGTATCTAAAATAATATAAGTTGCTTCAATGTGTGCGACAAAAGCATTTTGTTTAATAAATTTTGTGATATCTATTTTTTTGTTATGCATATAATTATAAAAATTCGGACTAATATGCATATTATAAATATCAGAATAAACAGTATATAAGTTTTCTATATTTTCAAATTCAATTTGTAATTTAATATTATTATTATAATTACCTACTAATTTAATTATAGGTAATGCTAAACTAGGGTTTTTAGTAAACCAGAAATTTAGCGGAATGCACAAATCCCTACTATTAATTGAAGGAATATTATTATTTGCATCGCCTGCTAAATAATCAAAATCACTTATAATATTATTTCTAATTCTTATTGTTGTTTCAGGTTTTCTAGGGTTATTGAGAGCTGGTATATTACCTGTCATATTATTAAAATTATCTTTTACAGGTAATGTTAATTCATTCCAAATAACTAACCATTCGCCTGTTATAGTATCTATAATAACCGAACCTATTTGAAAAGTCGCTGTTTTTATTAATAATGATCCAATATTTTCAATCCATTTAAATTTATATATAGCATCTGAATAAACTGCTGGTAAAGTAAAAACCAAATATAGATTACTCAATAGATCAACATCAGCACGAGAAGTCAAATTTACCGTATAATTATTGCTTATATGCATATTTGTCAATAATGATGGTATAGATTCGAATGTTAGAGTTAAATTTTCGATAGCAAAATTAGTATGTTTTCTATATACATAATTAAAAAAACTAATACTAGGATTAACTACAATATAATCGTTCAAACCTCCTTTAGCTACTAATTGAAGTAATCCGGCACCCATTTAATATAATAAAAGGTATTTAAATACCCTTAACTGTTTTATTTGCTATAGGTTCTCCTTCTATATATTTACCTTTTTGGAAAAGTACATTATCGTATACATTCGTTGTATAGGTAACACTGTTTGTATTAAAGCCTTTGTTATATATAGCTTTTATTTCTTTGACTGTTAAAGCATAATTATAATATGTTAAATCAGCCATTTGTAAGGGTGATATTTTAATTTTTTTATTTGAATCTTCTACTGATGATGTGTTACGAGTTTTTAAGTCTCTATTTAAAAATGCTTTACTATTTGGATTTGGATTTATATGTAATTTGCTTAAATTACTTTTCATAACTCTAGATTTCAATGCTTTATTATATTCTGAGGTTGATTCAATAGCTGCAGTATTAGCTAATCTATCTTCTATTAAAACACCATTAAAATAAACTTTACAATTAGCACTATTTTTATTAAAAATATCTTCATTTTTGGGTTGTTCTTGAAATACAATAGTTATCATATTAAATTTTTGTTTATATTTTTCAACATCAATATCTTTGATGCCTAATTTATTTTTATTTCTATTATTAAGATCATTATTTGCATTACCTGAAGGACTACAAGATAAAGGTATAGCATTTGTATTATAAGTTTCTGGAAAATTAATATTATTATATTCTACAATAATATCTTTAGCATCATTTCTAATTTTTACCAAAGGATTTTTAATAAAAATGTTTTCTTTAACATTGTCCTTAAGATTAGAATTCTGTTCACATTCTAAAGCATTAGTATTGATAGGTATATAAGTTTGTTCTCCTTTATAAAATAAATTAATATATCTATATTTAAAGTCTGGGTTATAATCCGCAACACTACCACTTGAATATGATGTTACAGAATCAGTGACTGTTACTATAGTTTTATCACCACCAGTTACATCAAAAAATAGCCAAAAATTATAAGAATATTCTGCACCTCCATTTTGATTAATGGATGGATTAATATCAAGATAGGATTTATTTGTAGGATCATAAGTTTCAATATCTATATTATTGTCTTTAGTATAATCTAATATACCTGTAAATATTTTGACTTGTTTTTTTGTACTTGTATTTATAGTAATATTTTTGATAACTTCATTATTATAGATAGAATAACTAATAAATGCCATTATGGCAATTAAAAATATAGATAATATTATTTGTACTACCGAATTTATCATATCTAATTTTATTATAGATATTATAATTTATAAATAGGACTTCTAACCCCATATGCGCCTAATCCTAACGCTGCTAAAAATCCATTTATAGGACCTCTGTTATATATAGCATAAATATCTTTATTATTAAGTTCATAATTAAAAGTGCTAAAATTTGATATTAGTCCGGAAAATCCAGGTCCGCAAATACCATCAGGGTTTGAACCCACAAATAAAAAGCCAGATGTATTTAAATTTATATCATTTAATTCTGCTGGAACTGATGTTTTAGTAGGGTCATTTGCATATTTACTTAAAACAAACAATTCTTTATCATATCTTGTATTAACTAAATCGCCATCTACATATGCATATACAGTAGTTTTAAATGAATCAGTATTACATACTATTGCAATATGAACCCATCGTTGTAATGGTACATATTTAATTTCGATACCACTTTTTAAGTAATTCAATAAGGTACTATCAGTTGATAAATCGGCACATTTTCGACTAATTTCTTTATCATATTTATTTGTAAAACGGATATACATTGAATTATTATCTTTATCTAAAAAGATATGAGGAGAGCATTTGTTTGAAGCAAATTCTGTATTGTCGTTGATTAAACCTAGAACATTCTTATATTGACCTTTAAATTTGGTCATATCATTTATATAAATCCAAAATGAAAAACTTCTGCGCGTGCCATTAGCAGTATTATTAACATTTGCGACAAATTTATTTAATTGATTCCCTAATATAGGTACTTTAGTGCCATCAACGCTATTTTCAACTTTAGCAAATAGCGTCCAACCGAGATAAGTATACAATAATGCAGCGATTATAACAGTTATAACAACAACAGCAAAAAGACCAATAAAAAGAGTACTATTATTAGACATTGTATAATATACTTCATTGATTTTAGAAGTGGCACTTGTTATTACATTGTTGGTAGCATTTGAAAAAGCATCAAAAATACGTTCTGAATCGCTAGTAGTATCACCCATTTTAAATTTATGACTATCTATTATTAATAAATAAATTTTCTATTAATAATACTCAAATGATAATTTCCACAAAATTGACTGGTTGGAATATTTAATTTATAAATTTTTTTATTATTTTTTTTTTGTAATGATAAATAACTTAATAATTTTGTGAAATTAGTTAACGAGTTGTTTTTATTATTTTTATGAGCTAATAAAAACAGGAAGTGTATGCTACTAATAAAATAATCAATGGCAATATCATTATTTTTGTTCATAAATATATCAAAATAACAAAAATTATTTATAAATTTTTTGTAATGATTATTTTTGTGTATTTTTGATACATTTCTTGTATTCAATTCAGTAATCAAATTTTCGTGAAATTTCAAAGGAATTAACCATTGGTCTTTGTAAATAATTCTTTTGAAAATATCGCGATTAAAATTATTAGCGTATAATTCGCCAATATCTAAAAAGTCATCACTATTATTATAATAAGTATTTGTAATAATTTGAATACAATTCTTAATGTTATAATTAGTATTTTTGGCAATTTCTAAGGTTTCATCATATGTAATTGAAGATTTGTATTTAATTAGAATGTTATATATTTCATCGATTGAAAGATTTGAAAATTCATAAAAAGAACATATTTTTTTAATTTCTCCAAGTTTGATATTATTAGATCCGATACAAATAATAGGAATATGTTTATGAGTAGTATTAAGAAAATTTAATAGATGTATATTCATAGTACTATCAAATGATAATAAGGTTTCGAATTCATCGATAATAATAATCTTTTTTTGTGTGTTATTTGTCAATTGTTGAATTAGAGAAGATGTAAATGATTTGTTTAATAAATCCAATAGTTGTTTAGAAGAACAGCAATTACAACTATTGATATTAACGATAAACAGATTCATATCATTGCACAATTTATTAATATTGAAAGTTTTACCTATTCCAGAATTACCAGTAACAAACAGACAAGAATCTGTAGTTAATTTAGTTCTAGGTGTTAAAATCCAATTTTTAATAAAATCCATTAATTTTAAGAAACTAAACTTATTTTTATAACTAATACAAAAAAATAACATAAAAGTGCTATTAATGGATACATCAAATCTAAGGTCATTAATGATTTAGAATTATATGTTTTAATATTGCCGTGCATATCGAACATTATAGAAGGTTTCAAAAGAAATAACAATAAGATTATTAGTATATACACTAAAATAGTTATAAATATCATTCTCTATAAAATAAATATCATATTAAATATAGATGTTGCTGATATATAAATTTTTAATAATTATTTTGCTTTTAATAATCTTTTATTATATCATAAATATAAATATCGAATGTTTTGTAGGTAATAAAAATTATACAAATACGAATGAATATCCATCATTTGAAATAAAATCGAATCTACCTTATGATATAGTATTAAAAAACGATAAAAATAATTATTATGATTATGGCAATGACGAGTTAGAATCAAAATTTGCCGAATTATTGAAAATAGATTATAATAAGATAATTACCATAATTGAGGGAAATAATTGGAGTAATTGGATTAATGACAATAAATATCCATATTACAAACAAATAATTATTTACTTAAAACAATTAGTTCAGCATAATACATTTGATTTGCCAAACGATAAAAATAAATTCAACATTATCAAACATTCATTAATTAGATATAAACAGAAAATAGACGATAAAGGAATATTATTATTAGAAATTGATATATTGATTTATAGAGAAAACAAACCTTTAGCGAGACATATGAAATTTTTAATAATATCAAATGGAATTAAACATACTATTATTATGGCTAAGGTTATTGGAGTAATTAATGAATGTAATTTAAAGGGAGATTATGATACCTATAATCAAAAAGAATATCAGGAATTTAATCCACAATTTAAATATAAGTATGATATGAATAGTTTCATATATGATACTAATGATAAATTAGTTCATTCAGAAATTGAATATAATTTATATAATAAATTACTTAAGGAATTATAATAATTATTATAATTATAAAAAATAATGAATCATTTTGAATATATTGTTGAAGTTCCTGTAACAGAAATTGTCGAAACAGTAACAAATGATATTTATAATTCAATTAAGGAAGGTCGATGCCCTTTTAATTTATGTAAAGTAAGCGATGAGGGTGAAGGTGACAAAAAGAAGCGTACATATATTATTACATCACCTGTAAATATTCATCATATTATTCATCCAATGTTTTATAAATATGAGATGAAGGTTCAATGTTATTTTAAGACACCAGTTGCTTTTTAGGTACTTTTTTTATTTTTTTGAGAATTAAATTTAATCCAAGATTCGTCGATTAAATTTAATTCTTTAATGATTTGTTCGCAATTTTCTGTTAAGAATTGTTTAAATATATTAGGATTTGTTTGGTCTTCTAGGGTAATACGAATAATCATAAGTTGTTTTAGTGGATGTGGACAGATATAACCGATATATGAACAGATAATTTTATTAAATTTTTCATTGGCTCGAATATATTTATTATGAACAATGGATTGAATAAGATTGCCTAAAGTATCATCTTCGTTATCGATGTGGAAATTAACTGAAAATGGATTATTAGGAACCGGTTCAATAGTAATATTATCTATATCAGTAATAATTTTATTTAATTTAGAAATAATGATTTGAATAGCTTTAGAGAAAAGATAAACATAGGACAATTTATTTATTGGTTCAATTTCAAATTTGATTAATGTAGGATCGCCATATTCATTTTTATAATAAGATCGTTGTTTATCTAGGATATTAGAAGCTTTCGCTGCTTCTTTTGGATCTTCGATATAATAGAAATTAGCGAGCGAAACAGGAGAGAAAGAAGCATTTGTTTTAGCTGTTTTTTTGATGGCTGTAGCAGTCAAATGAAGATGTTCGCCGGCTCTTAGACGAGTAATAAGAATATGTTGTTTAGTGATAGGATTAGCGGGAAATAATTCGTTTAATTCTTTAGCTGTTAATTGTTTGTCTTTATAAGTTCCTGTAAAATTGGCGGTAGTAATATTAACAGTTGTAGCACCATCATTAAGAACATTTAATTCAAATGAATAATCATTATCTGTATAAGTATCAGTAATTTTTTCAGTTACATAAATTGGAATCAATCCGATTCTATGTTTCATAAATTCGTTATGAAGAGGTCCGGTATTTTTATGAATTTCAACAGAAGGTTCGTCTTCTCCATAAAATCCGACTGTTTCAATTTCAGTTAAAATAACCCGTCTAATACCATTAACAATTGATAAATCCATATTTTGAATATCAAACGAGTTTTTATTTGATTTTGCATCATAATTATAATTTTTGAACATTATTCTTTATTTAAATTAAATAATATTAATTTTATGTCAATTTTTATTATATTATTATATCATTTATTTTTAATAAAATGATATTATTTTATAGTGAATCCTGTCAACATTGTTCTGTGTTATTAGATACCATAAAATTGCACGATAAAAAGAAGACAATCAAATTGGTTGTTATTGATAGTATTATAAATAAAATAAAACATAAAATAACAGCTGTGCCTGCTTTGATGTTTATACCAACAAAGGAAATAATATACGGTAAAGCAGTATTTGATTATTTATTATTGCCTAACAGAGGTTATTTATTTACGAGCACAAAAAACACAAGAGAAAAAATAGATTTATCTGAAGCTAGTTCAATGATATCACCAATACCAATAGCTCAAACAAAAGAAAATGATGAGCCATTATCATTTTCTTTAGGATCGATAACAGCTGATAATTATAGTGATATTACAGATGATAATATAAATTCGATGAATATAAACAAAGATAGATTATATAAATGGGAAACTTTAGATAATCCAAATTCTAACGAAATTCCTAAGATGGCTAAAATAGACACAGAAAAAACTCAGAGGTCATTACCATCTATTGACGAATTACAAAAACAAAGAGAAAATATATTTAAGGATATTTAATTAAAATTAAAACATAATAAATATGGCTTCATCTACTTTAACAACGACATATATATTCAATCAATATTACATTGATTTGCTAAAGAAGCTTAAGAATGTGGCAAAAAAACACCGTACACACAGTGAGACTGCTAAACGAGTTTTAAAGACAATCAAAGATAATTATCAGACTTATGATAAAACATCAAGTGAATATATCGAGCTATTTAAGGAAAAAACAGCAAATTGTTGGGATGATTATATTAATGTTGAAAAGGATAAGTGTAATGATTGGTTAAAAGATGATAATAACAATAAAATAGAAATTTACAAGGATATAACAATAAAGGATGTTGTAAAATTGCTAAGAAATGATTTTATAACACATCATTATTTATGTGTGTTATATATTTATACGAATGACCTAACAGAAGAAGAAATAACTAAAATTCTTAAGATTTTGCAAAAGGTAACAGAAGAAGTAGAAGAGGAAACTGAGATTGATGTTGAAAACGAGAATGTAAAGAAGGTATTACAAAGATTAAATGAACTAAAGAAGGATAATATTAAAACTGGTGATGAAAATACTGGTATGCCTAATATGGATAGTTTAAAAGATACTACAATTGGTAAAATTGCAAAAGAAATCATTGAAGATGTAGATCTAACAAAACTTAGACAGTCAATAACCGAAGAGGGTGATATTTTCAAGGCTATAGCAAAACCGGACAGTGGTTTTGGTGAATTATTTACGAATGTAAGTCAAAAGATGTCAAATAAAATTTCAAGCGGTGAATTATCTCAAGAAGCGATAATGAAAGATGCGATGAAATTTGCGTCGATGTTGCCAGGATTATTTGGAGGCGCCGGTGATAATAACGACGGAGGAGGAGATGGAGGAATGAATATGGCGATGAATATGATGAATATGATGATGAAAGGCGGAATGGGTGGCGGTGGAGGTGGTAGAAAACAAAAAACGGCAGTAAATATGAATGCTTTAAAGAAGCTAATGCAAAAAGAAAAATTACAAAACAAACTTAAAAAATAAATTTTTTTTCTTTTCATCTTTTGTAAATAGAATGATGAATATAATTCCTTTAATTAATATGAGTTTTAAGGAAAAAATAATAGCAATCGTATATTTAATAATATTTTTAAGTATAGTATTTACGCTAATATTCAAACAATTGGTATATATATTAATTGGAATAGTATTAATAATATTTTTATTTTATGTTTATTTATTTGATGAAAAAAATAAAATTGAAACAAATGAAACTTTGAGTAATAGAAATTTGGCGATAATAGATAATAAAATATGTGTCAAACCGTCTATTGATAATCCGTTTATGAATCCGACAATTGTAGATTATAATAATAATAATAATGATATAAAAGCCTGTCCTTATAATGAGCGTGATATTGAAAATAATGTTAATGCCTATTTCAAACAGAATATCTACAAAGATATAAATGATATATATGAACGAAATTTTTCGGAACGCCAATTTTATACAGTTCCGGCGACTACTATACCAAATGATAGAAAATCTTATGAAAATTGGTTATTTTATCGTGATAAAAGTTGTAAAGAAAATAATGGTTTTCAATGTTACAAGAATATAATTTAAATATATAATTTAATAATTAGATAAAGTAACAAAATGACAAGTTTCTTTGATAAACAAAATAATATGTGTTCGGATAGTTGCTGGGAAGAATCTAAAAATTATGGTAATAATAAAATTAATAATTATATGACTTTTTCAACACAACTGGTTGATTGTAAGGCTCCTGAAGTTCGAATGCCTGATTTTATCTATGATCACGTTAATTTGCGAGGTCGTCCGGGATATGGATTAGCAGATGCTTGTTTAATAGATGATTATAGCAAATTAGTTAATAATACTGATGGTGTTACCCGTGATAGATGTCGATTACAGTTATTTCGTCGTTTATTCAATGCTTGTCCGTTATTTAAGGCGCAATCAGGTGATATAAATGCAGAACTAGACATATTAGCTGGTTCAGATTCAGGAATGATGAATGAATGCAATAAAAAGGCTATAATGGAAAGACAAATAAAACAACCAATCCCTTTAGTTGATTGTATGAAAGATATTCAAAATCCTGATCATATTGTTCCTATTTGGACGAATGGAGGTGAAGATACAAGATCTTATATAAATAGATTAAATTTTAATAGAAATAATTAAAAAATAATATAATAATATAGAATATAAATGAGTTTTAATCGAACAAAATATGATAATTGCTCTTATAAAGTTGATTTAAAATCAAGTGTAGATACATTAAGTTATATTTTATCTCCTTACAGATATGAAAATAGCAATAAATGTATGCATCAATTAGGCTTAGTCGGTGGCACATCTGTTTCACACATAAAAGGCAATTTAGTTGATTTAGATAGCGAATTACGAGGTCAAACACGTATATTAACCCGTTGCCCTACAAATAAATATACTCCAAGTGAGAATGGAATAATAACAAATGATAAAACAGATCCAATTGATCAATCAATGAAACATTTACCAAGTTGCCAATCAATAATGTACCGTTCAACACCACTGCCGCCACCATTAAAAATAAATAATTGTTAATAATAGAAATATGAATACCCCCAATGATACAAGAATGAAATATGATTTCGGAGGTTATCAGGAAGAATTAACCCGCTCTATATATCCAGGAGTATATCAATTAACTTCTCCTTATAATGATTGCACCGATTGCGGTATTACTATTCCTGACGATCCTTATATTAGATTTCAGGCCTATGGTCAAAATACTTGCACTATGAAAAAAGCAGTTGATGATTCGAGCGAATTAGCAGGTTTAAATTATAAAAATTCTAAATGTAATAAGAATGCATATGCACCAAATACTTATGTTGCAACAGGTTGCAGAGCAAATATAAATAAAGATTATCGAAAGTGTGGTATTCCTACTGAATCTTGTCGGTTATCTAATCCACCTTGCACCCTCAAAGAAACCGGAATAAATCGATATGATCCTTTATTTTGGAATCCACAAGACCGAGCAATCGAAAAATTTGATAGAATCGGAATTAATTATAGAATGGTTGCGAAAGATAATCATATTCCTTTAATTGAAACTCCACAAGATGTTGCTGTATTTAATCCTCAAAAATCTGAAGGAGTTGTAACCGAAAGCAATTTAAATCAATGGCAAGATTTAAATCAAAAAAATAAAAACTATTCTCCTGGTTATCCTTACGGAGAACCTAATTATTTACTTTCTTGCAAACAATCTATCAGTACTTATTAAAATATTTAAATAATTCAATTGATAATGGTTCTTGATCTTTTGTAATAATATTATTGTATATGTATTTATAAATAATGTTATTTATTCTATTATGATGATTAAAATTAAGTTTATGATTTTTATCAATTCTTTTTTTTCTCAAATCTACATCAATAATTGTATAATTGTAAGCAATAGGCGTAGCTTTTAAAAACAATAAACATTTATATTTAAAAATAGTAAATGAAACCATATAATTATGCTTATCTTTCATAAGATAAGTTAAATTATTTTTATGATTAAGATTAAAACAGATACTATTATTTTTATTATAATAATTAATACTATTAAATGCATTTGGATTAGTGTTCAAATAATTATTAACATTAAAAATATTAGCCGCTATATTTGAATAATGATTTTGAATATGAAATGTAAATGGATTAGCAATAAACCAAGTCAAAGACGAAACTAAAATAAATAAATAATTCATTAATTATTATTATAACAAAAATCTTTAAATAAAGCTTCATTTATATAAACTTATTAATATACTCATTAATGTGCTATTAATTAATGCTATAATAGTTTTATAAACACATCTAGCATAATATTGATAAAAATGAAAAGCCACAGCATTATAAATATGATTATAAACAAGTTTTGGTGTAGTATTAGTAGAATTCGTAGAATTTAATTGTTTTACAGTTCTAAGATCTAAGGTATCTGAATATACAATAAAAGAAATCATTAAAAATATTAATAATGACTTATTAATATTCATAATCATAAGTTGATAATAAGAATAATTGATTTATTATAAAATATCTTTAAATAATAATAGATTATGTCATCGAAATCTACTTCTACATCTTATTCATCGTCTGAAACTGAAACTGAAACATCTTCATTAGATGAATTACAGACATCAGATGATAAAATTATATATCTAGATGAAGATATTCCTGAAATTGAATATTATGAATTGGTGAGTATGGAAGAATTAGTAAAAGTAAATCCAAATTTTATAGCATTTTCTAAAGAAGAGATTTATAATGAAATTTTTAATTTTGTTAAAAATAAATTTAAAACAGAAAACTTTGTTAAATTGTTTTATGAGATAATCAACAGAAACAAGCCAAATGTTAATAATTTCATTGTTATAAGTGATGCAGACAGAGGTAATTTCGAAGAAGATGATATAGCGGCATTTATATCAAATTTAAAGAAAAATGATAAAATCGCAGATATAAATCTTGCATTAAAATCAAAAAATAAATTATGGTTTCCATTGAATTATAATATTGAAGGTAAATTAACTTTTGAAGCTACTCAAAAAACTATTATAGAAATGTCAGAAGATAATAAATATATAATATTCAAAGATGATGAGCGCAATATTCCTGTTTTAGCAGTGTATTTATGTAGTCCTATCACAATTTTAGAGGATTATTTAAATGATAAAATAATGGCTCATTTACATAAACCAATAAAACACGAATCTTTGTCATCAATTGATTATGATGATTTCGATAAATTATTAAAAGACTATAAAATAAAACTACCTTTAGATAAAATAGATAATAATAATTATGATTACACAAGTCTCAATTTATTATTACAGAAATATAATTATAATTTAGATAACATTTCACAGACTGATTTAAATGAAATAAGATTATATTTAACCAATTTGAACCAATCTGAAAAACCAGAAAAAATTATATATAAAAAAGCAAAAATAGAAAAAATAGTTATAAATAATCCTCGTTTTACTTTTTTCAATATCATAAAAGAAATAGGTTCTTTAATTGATTTGACAATTAAATCAGTTGATACAATAACCCAGATATTAAAAACCAACAGTAAGACTGCTACACCAACTATTGAATTATCTTTATTTTCAATTATAAATAATATCAATGATAAAAATTATAATGATATTATTAAAAATCTTAGAGATTTACGGATAAATATTAATATAGATAATATAAACAAAACATTGATAGCGTTCAAAGACAATAACACCAAGAAAAAAATAACACAACAATTAGAAGAATTGGAAATAAGATTTGAATTATTAAAATATTCTTTTACTGATATCTATAAATTAAATTTTAATTGTAATGATGATGAACACGAATTTTCTGTTGGTATGGATGAAAGTAAATACGAAGGCAATCCTATAAAAATGACAAATCAGTTAACAACAAAAGCAGATAAAGAACCTGAAGAAATTGAAGAAGAACCAGAAGAAATAGATATAATAACTGATGAATTAAAGTTAAATAAATATTATAACAATAGTTTATACAACACTGAAGCAGGATTTGCTGAATTATTAAAAATTGTGCTACCGTTTGTATATAGAATGTGTGTTTTAAGTGGTTTACCTCTTAATTATGATCTATTAACATCATATTTATTTAATAAATTTAGAACTTTTGAACCAAAAACTACAATAATAAAAAATCATATACCTGATATAGACGATGAAGAATTACAATTATACACAAAACAACAAATCAAATATTTATTATTAGAAGCTAAAATAGCCCCAAAAGTTTTAGATGCTATTAACGAATATTTTGATAATTATATGAATGTAATTTACGATATAATTGGTTATTGGTGTATAAAAATACAGCGTGCTATTGTTGACAATACATTATTTTTAGATTATTCAAAGATGTATTCGAGTTGTGATCATTTATGGGAAGAATATGGAGCTCCGTATGATATGACAGCTAAGAATGGTGTATTACCATATTTATTGTGTGTGTTCGAAGAGGTATATAATGATTTATATAAAAACGAAACTGCCGACAAAGTAGAATTAACGGTAGATTATAAAAAACTAATTATAGATAAAATAAATAACACAAGTGAAATAGAAACAATAAGAAAAATTAAAAATAGCAAACCAAAGGTTAATCAAGGCATTAAATATTATGAGAAATTATATGATTTGCTAGCTAAAAAGGATTATAAGAATGATGGATTTTTAAGGGCTTATATAAATGCCTTGATTTATATGCCTTCAATTAAATTTAAAAAAATTCATAAATATTTGCAAGGATGTTGTTTAGAGAAAATAGATGAAAATTTCACTGCAGATTTATATTTACAAACAGATAGAAATGATTTACAAAAAGCTAAAGAAAAATTAAAGGGCGAAAGAGTATTTAATATGCCTCGTTATAAAAGATTTTATATTAAAAAAGCATCTGCAAAAGAAAAAACTAAAAAATTTCAGAAATTATCAAATCCTATTAAATATGAATTAAAATCAGTTCCCTTAAATGATTGGTTAACCAATTTAAAGGATTTAAAGAAATATAAAACGGTATTCACAAAAGAATTATTGAATAGTTTATTGATGTCGGTTATTACTACATCTGAAAATTATAAAGATCTGTATGTATCTTATTTTAATAATAAAGAACTTAAGCAATTATTGCACAACTATAATTTCAATAATTATAAACAAATTGCAATAGCAGTTTCTAAAATTTTGTATAAACATCTTAAAGATATGGATTATGTTAAAATAATTAACAATACTATTACAGAATTAGATAAATTAAATTCTATAACAGATAATAGCACTGATATTATAAACATACGAAGAATAGCAATAATAAGAATATTATCACTTCCTGCAGTACCTGAAACAGCTAAAAATAAAAAACTTGTTCCTACAATAGAAATTTCTAATTATCAAGAAATTATGAAAGAAATTATAGCAAGTGTTATAAATATTATAAATAATTCTCATATGTTAAATTTAGAGGAACAAATTGATTTTATAAATAAAATTCGAGAACAGAATAAATTTGATATTTTGGCAAGAATGAATAAGAAAACAAGAGAAGAAAAAGACATTGAAAAAGAATTAAAAAAATATGGATTACAATATAACGACGAAGAAGATTTTAATAACGAAGTTAATGAAAATCCAGTAGATCCAGAAATAGAAGGTGAAAATGAATATGAACTTGATGAAGAAGATATTATTGACGAAGATGAACGAATGGAATATAGCAATTATGGCTTTATATATGCAGATTAACAAAATAAATAATTATCCATTATTGATGTAGAGAAAATGCAAACAAATGAAGTGCCATCTATGGATAATATTTATAATTCTAAATATTATACACAAACAAGAGAATATGAACAAAATTTAAGTGATGAATATTATAAAAAAGCTCAAATGCCGTTTAAAACCGGTGTAATACCTCATTATTTTGATGGCGATGATATGAATGCTAGTGTTATTAAAAGTTTATCGGGAAATGATATAAATATTAATGATTTTAAACACGGAAATATGCAGCCATTTTTAACAAAAGGTATAACACAAAATCTTGAACAATTTGGATTAAATAAAAATATGGGTTATAGTACTGATGTAAATTTCAAAAAAAGGGAAGTGCCTCAATCAAGTTTTTTCAATACTGTTACGAATTATAATGATACCGTAGTTGATAAAACTAAATTTTTAATAGCTCGCACAAATTTAGGACAACTTCAAAATAATATATCGCCTATTCAAAGTGTTCGTGTTGGCCCCGGATTAAATCGAGGTTATACAAGTGAAGGAACTGGTGGATTTCAGCAATCAGATACTATTTCATATGTAACACCAAAATCTAAAGAAGAACTTAGACCGAAATCAGATCAAAGAACTTCTATTTATACATTACCCCTAAAGCCTAAAAACAATGTTGAACAACGAGGTGTAGTAACACCTTTAGCTAAAAATAGATCAGATCGTTCTTTTTATCAAGATGAAAACAATTGGTTTAAAGGTCAATCTGCTGTAAAGAAAGAGACGGAAAGACCAATTGAAAACTTGAAAGAAGAATCAAAAAAACAAGACAGTCACATTGATTATTATGGTTCATTAAAATATCAAAATGAATTTATATCAAATAAAGATGATTACGGAAAAAGCACAATAGTTATTTATGATAATGAAAGAAACTTAACACAAAAAGAAACGCCTGTTGCCAATTTTTCGAGTGTAATTAAAGCAATGGTTGCACCTATTACAGATGCTATTAAGATAACTCTAAAAGAATATTTAATTGATAATCCTAGAATCAATGGTAATGCCGTTCCACAATTACCTGAAAAACCAACTTTATATGATCCTGATAATCATATTATGAAAACTACAATTAAAGAAACAACGATTCACGAAAATTTTAGTGGAAACTTAACAGGAACACCGGAAACCTATTCAGCTCTTAATGATACAGCAAGAACAACAACCAAAGAAACAACAATACACGAAGGAAATGGAGGCGTTTTGACAGGAATTGATGAAACTTATGCTGCTTTATATGATACAGCAAGAACAACAACAAAAGAAACAACCATACACGAAGGAAATGGAGGAGTTTTGACAGGAGTTGATGAAACTTATGCTGCTTTATATGATACAGCAAAAACAACAACCAAAGAAACAACAATACACGAAGGAAATGGAGGAGTTTTAACAGGAATTGATGAAACTTATTCTGCTTTATATGACACAGCAAAAACAACAACAAAAGAAACAACAATACACGAAGGAAATGGTGGATTTATAGAAGTAAAACAGAAAGGATATGTAAATGAGGGAAATAAATTCAGAACAACATTAAAAGAAACATTGCCAAAACAAGATACAATAAGAAATATAAATAATGTTAATTACCATAGTACTTATGTTTATGATCCGTCAATAGTAGCCAAAACGACAGTAAGAGAAACAACAGTTGGTTTAGGTGGATCTAAATATGGATTTTTAGGAGGTGTATTAAATGGTTTATTCGGTGGTTATTTAATTAAAGACGAAAAAGCTAAAAACACACAGAGACAATTTTCTTTAACTGAAAATTATGGAATAGTCGCAGGAAGTCAAAGCCAATTTTTGCAAACAGATCGTGAAGCAGATTATAACGCTGAAATCGATGGAACTAGAGAATTAATAATGATGAAAGCAGGACATACACCAAACGCCGGAGGTAAATATGTTGGATTACCAAAAGAAAATGTTAATATGGTTGTTAATAAGAAACAAATAGATTTAGAAGAAGCCGAGAGATTAGGACATTTAGGATTAATAAAAGAAAATACGCCAATCCCATTAACTTTGGATAATATAACAAAGGAACCTTATAAACCAAATGCTTATATGAATCGTTTAGATAGTAGTATATTATCAACTTTAGTAGACAATGATAATATAATAAAAATAAATCCTATTAGAACTGATTGTGATTCAATTTAAATTTTCTTTTTAACATTAATTACTGGTTTATTTTTGTTTTTATTCTTTAAAAATACACTTGGGTCGTATGGTTCATCCTCTTCTTCATCTTCATATGCCAACATATTAGATTTTCTTTCTTTTTCTAATGCACACAAATTCCACAATTCAGGTGTGCACATTTTAAAATCGGCATCTTTTGCTTTATACCATTTAACTTGGTCTTCTAATCTATTACTTTGAATTTTATTGTCGATTACTACACATTCATAATTTTCGGTGCAATTATCCATAACAGCACAAAATGTCGAAAAATCATTAAAAATACCAGCATAATGATTATAAATTTTCTCTCTTTCTTTGATAATATTATTTTTGAATATAAAAACATAATCAATATTTGCACGAAGAACCGGAGGCAATCCCATACAATATTGCATAGTAATCAAGAAAAATATTTTATAATGTCTACCATTCATAAAAATACTTCTGATATTTTTATCAGTTGGCCAGGTTTTATCGTAAAGACAATCATCTAAAATTAAAAAAGCCCTGTTGTCAATATCAGAACTATGAAATTGTTTTTCTTGTTGTGCTTTTTGTTTATTAATGGTTATTTGTCTTTCTAGAAATCTTTTTATAATTGGAGGTTCATATTCATCGTAAATAAGCATATTTGGAATAAATTTTTCAAAAAAATTGTTGGCTGTCTCAGTTGGACTGATAACAACACCAACAGGCAAGTCTTTATGATAGCTTAATATATCTTTCATACAATACGATTTTCCCGTATTTCGTTTACCAATAAAAACAATGACCGAATCACTTTTTATTGTGGATGGGTCAAATTTTTTTAATTCCAATTTCATATTTATTAATAAATATTTTTTATATTTATATATTTAACTCACAATGAATAAATTATGTTATATAATGTGTATTTAAATTAATTTTTTATTATAGAAAAGAATGGAATATTATATTGTATCTTTGATAATTAGTGTTATTATATTTGCTATAATCTATTCATTGGATAAGGGTAATAATAACAATAACGATGAATATAATAAGAAACAATTATTCACTTCTAATAATATTTTATTATTTGTAATTATTTATATTGTTGCAACAATCGTGAGTTATTATATTTTTACTTCCTCATTGTCTTTAGCAGGATTTTCTTCGATTATACCTATTTTCATTTTAAATTTATTCAAACCTCCAGCAGAAGCACCACCTTTAATTAACGACAATGATGAAATAGATCCAAAAATACTTAGAAAAATAAATGATAATATAGATATAGGTTTTATGCCTGTTGAAAAAGAATAAATTTGTATTTAAATTTATAATAAAACAAAAAAAATGATAATAGTCATTTGAAGTAATTGTTACACATATCAAAATGTGGGATTTTATCATTAATTCGTTAGTTTTCTTGATGTATATCGGTGCTATTATCATTAGTTCCTGTTTTCTCATTGTTCTTAGTAAAAAGCCAGATTGTGATAATAAGGCTGAAGAAGTTGTTGTTAATGACGACGAAGAAGAGGTTATTTTTACTAAAGAAAAGTTTGACTATGCAAAAGTCAATGAGGAAATCGAAGCAATGAAAGCTAAGATGACAGAACAAAACAAGCGATTTGAAGAGGTTATTGCCGAAGTTCAGATTGCTGCAATAACTGCTAAAATACGCGACGCAAAATTCGAAATTTTAGGAAAATGTGCAACAATCAATGAGAAGATCGTTGATGCTATTAACTCTTGAAGGCGGTCTTGGTGGTTGTATCAGCAAAAAGAGCAAAAAGAAATTTTTGTTCTTTTTAAAAATAAAAATAAATTTGTATTAATTTTTAAACAAAATAATAAAAAATGATTAAATAATTAACTCAAATTATTGTGTATATCACCAAAATGATGAGCTTTATTTTCAATATGATTGCTTTCCTTGT